TAGACCATCGAGATAGTTTCTATAACCCGATAAGTGCTACATACACAGGTTATAAAGGCCGTAATAGAAATATCCTCGCTATGGGCGCAGTTGGCTACTTGCTTTCTTGGCGTGGAGACAACATGGCTTACGAAGATATGATTCCGATGGAGTATTATCAGTTTGAGAACCCAATTCGTTCTAACTTTGATGCGATTGACATCAAGTGGAACGTCAACGGATTTATTGAGGCAGAATAATGGGACTTGCAGACAAATATCCTTGGCTATGCAACACAGTCCGTAGGGACTATGAGCCAGAATGCGCTAATTCTGCTACAGGAAACATGGTTTCTGAACAAGAAGGCTACAACGCACAAGGCTACACGACTGATGCTTACGGAACTTATGGTCTAAAATTCACTTATTATAAAGTATCGCATTCTGTTTCTGATGAAGGCGACACTGAAGCGACTGAAATAAATTCAGATAAGACAACTGGACATTATGATCCGCTTTATGGCGAAGATCAGGTTCAAGAAATCACCCGAGCATTCTACATCAACGGCTACACAGAACAGATTCCGCCCAATGTTTTGACTTACCAACTTCAGGGTATCTGGGGTGAAGACATTTTGACTGTGAATGTTGGACGAGCTGCTTTCCAGTTCTGGTCTACCTACGGTGGTGAAGATAGAAATACCGCACATATCAACGAATCTTGTGAACCAAGGATCGGTGATCTTTGCTATCTTGAACCCAATCACACTTTTTACGAAATCGTTGATGTCAAGTACTACCAAAATGCTTTTGGTCTAATGTCACAGACTTTCACTTTGACAATGAGAGTCTATAAAGATGCCAAGTACTCTATTAAAATGGACGAACCGACACTTGCTGACCGAACTGACCCAATTTTTGAAGTCGCTCCTTCAGGACTTCCAGCACAATATCAGACGAAAGACCCATTAGCGCTTAATGATGAATTTAGAGATATTAAGAACTCCAGAAATGTCAATATGATGGACCCAAGAATTTCCCAATCTGACCCATCAAAATCTTTTGACCCATTTTACGGGTGGTAAACCGACGTATTTTGCCTAAATTTGGGCGCTTTTATTACACAAATTTCACAAAAACAGGCGAGATTCCCACGAATCTCGCTATTCTGTATAATTGACCGTCCGTGGGATTCTACGGTTATATTACACTTTTTCATATTTTTTGTGATTTTCTATTGACGGTTGCCCCAGAATTTGTTATTTTTACTACGTAAACAAAACAATGGAATGGTTCAATAAAGAAAATTGAAAAATTGACAAAAATTGAGGCTTGAACTATGGAAATCAAAACTTTTGGTCAACTTAAGACCTTGATGGAGCATGAACTTGAAACAAAACCCGAACGTCGCATTGCGGCGTTGAAGACACTGTTCTCTTTTCAGACAGAAAGTGAAAAGCGAACTGAAACAACTCATGTCTTTAACGGCGAAGGTTTCAACAAAGCAGACGCGCCGAAGATGTCAAGCCTACTTGATTATTACAACAGGCACGGAAAGTTGACTGAAAGGCAGCACAAACTTCTGTATTTCAAGTTGAAAAAGTATGCAGGCCAGTTGTGCCGCATTTCCATCAACAAGAAACTTATTCAAAAGGTTGATGGCAAGTATGTTTGGGGTCAGCGACTTCAAGCAGAAAGTAAGAAATTCAAAACAAAAGAAGAAATCGCCCTTGCGGCAAAGGAATGGATAAATGGATAGACATTTTTTCAACCCCGAAGAGTATGACCTTGCCGTTGCTCTTTTTGAGGCAGGCGTTTCGCTTTACGCTTATGGCCTTGGGGCTTTTGGCGAAAAGAAAGGTCGTGTAATTTCTTTTGATGTCGCTGATGTTGACATTGATGAAGAAGAATTTGACTGCACCGCGGAAGATCTTTGCCGTCCCGTTGTTTTCAACTGCGATGTAGGTCAGGGAACTTGCAATGCAATTGAGTGGGAAAGGGTTATCGGCGATCTTTACTGCAATAAAGAGGATTATCAAAACTTCGTCGTCAAGAGCCTTGAAAAAATTACAGACGAAATTGGTAAGTCGCCTATTCCGTTGAACGTCATAATTGAACACCTAAAGAAACATATCGCTTAAGGAAAGAAAATGGAATTTACGGGAATTGAAATCGGACTTTTACAAGACGCATTGGCCTACTATTTGCGGGAAGTCCCAAATGACGGCTACGATAGCAGGCGCATTGCTATGCTTAAACGCTTGGACAATGAAGTTGAACTTGATGACGAAGTTCATCAGATTTTGATTAAGCTCGGAACGATTCCCCCGGATCCTGAGGAGTACATTGATGATTAAACAAGGAGGCAAGTAAGATGCAACTTTGGTTTGTAAGAATTGCAGGAAAGTGGGTCAATCACACTTTCAAGTTCTATCCTGTTGAAAAATTCAGAAACAAGAAACATGTTGAGATTTTTGAAATTGATCTTGATGATTTGAAGAAGAAAAACCTAGTATGGAAAAGCGAGGACATGTAATGTTTGACTCTTTTGAAGTAATGAGAAAGATGTACTTGGGTAAGACGATTCTTCTTAACCCGGCCGACTCTTCTGAATTAAAAATTTTTGCCAAAGTTCTTGATGTCAATCCTGCCGGAATGGTGCTTGAACCTGTAAGAGAAAGATGCGGACATTCTGCCAGAATTGACGCCTCGGTTGAGGTTGACGGAAAGTTCCAGTGGGTGCAGAAACATTGTTGCTTCTATGACTGGAAGTGCTTGTCTTGGTTCTGCTTGGTCGGTGAACCTAATTATGTCGCCCGAGATAAGACAAGCGACGAAATCAACGATGAAGTCAAACATGCTTTGAATGTTGCGGAAAATGAGATTAAGAAGTTCTCTTACTCTCAAGCAGGTGGCGCATTTCAGAAAGAATGATAAAAAATTGGTTGCCAAAACCCAACAAATTTATTAAATTTTGAAAAAACAAGAAAGGAAACTCCCAATGAAAATTTCTGAACTTTTTGAAACAATCCGAACTACATCTGGCGCCGCTGACAAGTCCGCTGTGATGCAGGAAAATCTCAATGACACTGTAAAGCAGATCTTTGAGGACACTTACTCTGACAGAAAGTACTTCGTCAAGAAGTTTGACATGCCGACTGAATTTGGCACAAAGACTATTGAGAAGAACTATTCTGAATTTCACAAGATGCTTGACATCCTTGCCTCTCGTGCTATTACTGGCAATGACGCTATTGCTCTTGTTGAGGGTAAGATCGGTGAGTTTGTTGAAGAGGACGCTGAAATCCTCGCTCGTATTATTGACCGAAACTTGAAGATCGGTCTTTCTAAGGACTCTTTCAACAAGATTCTTGGTGAAGAGGCTCCCGCAAAGTTTGAAGTTACGCTTGCCATCAATCTTGATAAGGCAAAAGGCGTCAACCCGCTTGATGGAACTTACTACGCTTCCCGCAAATGCGACGGAACCCGCTGCATCGGTATGTGTAAGAAGGCAAATGGGAAGGTTGACATTACTTTCCTCTCTCGCGGCAACAAAGAATTCACAACGCTTGACAATGTAAAGCCTGCACTTACTTGGTATCTCCGCGACTTGCCCGATGGCAACTACGTTACCGACGGTGAACTTTGTAAAGTTGACGAAAACGGTGATGAAGACTTCCAGTCAATCATGAAGGAAATCAAGCGAAAGGATTATACGATTAAGGATCCTTGCTATCAGATGTTTGACTTCTGCACTCTTGAAGAATTTGAAGGTAAGAAGAAGTCTGTTAACTTCACTGGTCGTTATACACAGATGCAGAAGATGATGAAAGGAAACAAGTTCCCCGAAATCAAGCTCCTTAAGCAAGAGCTCATCAAGACTCAGGAAGATTTTGACCGCTGGACAAAGTATGTTGAAGATGGCAACTGGGAAGGCTTCATGCTTCGTAAGGATATTCCGTTTGAAACAGGTCGCTCCAAGAATCTTCTGAAGGTTAAGAAGTTTGACGACGCTGAATACGTCGTGAAGGATCTTGAATGCGCTGAAATGACAACAGCTGAACCTGGCATCGGAAATGTGACCTTCTATGGCTGCAAGGCTCTCCTTATTGAACATAAAGGAAACACCGTTCGCGTCGGTTCTGGTCTTACTAAGGAACAGCGCATCGCTTGGGCTCAAAATCCGAACTTGATTATCGGCAAGACTGTGACGGTTCAGTACTTTGAAGAGACTAAGAATCAGAATGGTACTTACTCTCTGCGCTTCCCGATCTTGAAGTTTGTTTACGAAGGCGACAGAGACTGCTAATGGAACTAACAAAAGAAGAGTTGAAGTTGCTTGAGTACTATCTTCTGTGTGAACTAGACACGCAGAGATATGAACCTGATGGCATTGACGAAGACCTTGAGAAACTATATTACAAAATAAAGGAAGCAGTACATGACAAGCCGTAAAGATGCAAGAGCAAAAGTCGGTGATACTATCAAGATCCTCGGCTTTTCTGGAACAATGTATGAAAGCGAAAAGAAACTCATTGGCAAGACTGGTGTAGTTGAGGCTATCTTTGATGATGGCTCGCTTGCAGGAACTTGGGGTTCCTTACATATTTTGCCTGAAGACTATTACACTGTAATTTAAGGAAGGATAAAACTATGGACGAACAGAAACTTGAAATGTTAAGACGCCTCGCTGCTCTTGGCGGCATGTCTCGTGAAGACGTTGATAAGAAAATTGCAGAAGCAGAACAGAAGGCCCGCCACTTGCAGGAACTTGCTGCCGCTGAAGACGAAGCAAGATCTCACCGACCGACCGCTGACGAACCGTTTGAACTTGGTGGCGCTATTTCTGTTCGCCACATTAAGGAAATCTGCTCTTACTTGCCCGATGAAGCAAGCATTCAGTTGCAGCACCCGGCATTCGTGATGATTTTCAACCAACTTCACAAGATGGCTCATGAAAATCTCATCAACGTAGCGACACAAATCGCTAACGAACCCGAAGAGGAATTCTAATGGCCTTTGACCTTTCCAAAAGTTGCTCTTTTACAAGCGAAGATCTGGACACAATTGAAGAGACTGCACGAATTGCTCTCGTCAAGGTGTCCTGTTTCCGTAGTACGATTGGATATTTCCTTTCTGATCTTAAGAGCCGCTTAACAAAAGAAGGATATGTGAATGTGTCGGTGCAGGAAACTTTCTGCCGACCCAATCACACTACTTCAATCTCAACTGCGATGAAAGTTGACTTAATTCTTATTGTTGAGGCTTATGTTGGAAATGAAAAGTGTCAGGTTTATTTCAACGGACCGCAACTTCTTGCGACTTGCTTCAGAAATAAGAAGCCTTATAATGCCTTTCTTAAGTGGTCGTGGAGATCGGAA